AAATAAAACCCTAAGAAAGGATTAATGGATTTAGAAAGCACTATTATACAACTCAATCGTTTCATGACACAGCGCCTTCAAGTGCTGTCGTTGTCAATTACTTCAGGAGGTATTGACAACATGGAGAAATACAAATATATAATAGGACAGATAAATGCCCTAGAGGCAATACGACAGGAACTCTCTAACCTGCTGGATAATAAGGAGCGAAAAAATGAAGGAACAGTCATCGACATCAAAAACCCCAAAACATAAACCAGCCTTAGAAGAAAAGTATAAACGCCAGGATGAAAATCTGCCAAAACCAACAGGCTGGCGACTTTTAGTTTTACCCTATCGAATGAAGGATAAAACCAAAGGTGGATTAGTATTAGCAGACTCTACAGTTGAAAGACAACAAGTAGCTTCGCAATGCGGTCTAGTTTTGGCAATGGGTCCACAGTGCTACCAGGACAAGGAACGTTATCCTCAAGGTCCGTGGTGCAAGAAGGGAGATTGGGTAATGTTTGCCCGATATGCTGGATCCAGAATTAAAATCGAAGGGGGAGAAGTTCGTCTTCTTAATGATGACGAAATACTAGCAACCATCAAGAGTCCAGAGGATCTCTTGCATGAATTTTAACAACATAGGAGGAAACTATGCCTGAAGAAAAGAGCAAGAAAACAGTCGACATTGATACATCTGGCCCAGGGGCCGAGATTGATGTTCCTGAAGAAAAAGTAAAAGAAGAAGGAGTCGTAGAGACAGAAGCCACGGAACAAGAACCAGTAATCAAGGAAGAAGCACCAAAGGAAGAAGAAACAGAAACCGTCAAAGAAATTAAAAAAGAACAAAAACAAGACGACGAACAACTTGAAGAATATAGCAAAGGGGTTCAGTCTCGTATTTCAAAATTAACCCGTAAGATGCGCGAAGCTGAAAGACAGCGGGATGCAGCTACGGAATATGCAAGAGCGGCTGAAGATAGTCGCAAGACGTTAGAACAACGTTTTGTTAAGACAGACTCTGATTATATTAAAAGGTTTGAGTCGAGCGTTAAAGAAGGAATGAATTCAGCCCAAAAAGATTTGGCTAGAGCCATTGAATCTGGAGACGCTAAGGCACAAGTCGAAGCCAACAAAAAGATCGCTACTTTAGCATTTGACAATGCTAGATTAGAACAAAGCAAAGAGATGAGAGAAACACCAGCAAAACCTGCTGATGTGAGAGAACCTCAACAACCTTCTTCTCAGCTTCCTGCTTCTGATCCAGAGGCTGACGCTTGGGCTTCAAGAAACACATGGTTTGGTCAAAATCGAGCCATGACATTTACTGCGTTCGAAATTCATAAAGATTTAGTGGACAAGGAAGGTTATGACCCTAAATCGGATGAATATTATGCTGAAGTAGATAAAAGAATTCGTGTTGACTTTCCGCATAAATTTGATAAGAGTGATAATAAGTATACGACCGAGCCCGTTCAGACGGTCGCTTCTGCAAAAAGAAGCGTGAAGCCTGGTCGCAAAACTGTGAGACTCACTTCTTCACAGGTCGCTATTGCGAAAAAATTAGGAGTGCCACTCGAAGACTACGCAAAACAATTAAAAAACACGAAGGGAGTAGTATAAGCGTATGAAACAAGAAGATACAAAACAACCTCGTGCGAGCCAAACACGGTCCAAATCTGAAAGACCAAAAGTGTGGGTTCCTCCATCATCTCTAGATGCACCTCCTGCGCCTAAAGGATTTAGGTACAGATGGATCAGAGCTGAAGTCATGGGATTTTCGGATACGAAAAATATCCAAGGACGAATAAGAGAAGGTTATGAACTCGTTCGTGCTGATGAAATCGAAAATGCTTCAGATTATCCAGTCATCGACGAAGGTCGATACAAGGGGGTAGTAGGGGTCGGTGGCCTTTTGCTTGCAAAGGTTCCAGAAGAGATTGCGCAGCAACGTACAGACTATATGACACGACGTCATACAGACCAAAACGAAGCTATAGAACACGATCTTATGAAGGAGCAGGATAAGAGGATGCCTATCAATATTGACAGGCAGTCTCGTGTAACCTTCGGTGGTACAAAGAAGACCTAGTTTTCTCGGGATAACAACCAATTCCCTATCATCGATTTAATTTAACCGTTTACAGGTAAAACTGTAAACATAGGAGTAACAAATGGCAAATAGCAATACACAAGGCTATGGATTAATTCCCGTTGGGACATTAGGTAATACTCCGTCAACTCAAGGTCAGTCAGCTTATAAGATTGACGCAGGATATAGCGCCGCTGTAATTTATCACGGTGCACCTGTTGTCTCAGCTGCTGGTTATATGACGGAAGGTACTGTTGTAACCACTGGAACGACATCTATGTGTGGTGTGTTGAATGGCATATTCTACAATGCGGCTACAACTTTGAAGCCGACATGGAACAATGGCTATATTACTGCAGTTACTCCAGCAAACAGCGAAGATACTACGGCGTTTGTTTTAGATAACCCATTTCAATTATATGAAATTGCAACTGATGCGGCGATTCCGCAATCGGGGCATATGAAAACATACAATTTGAATGCGGTGTCAGGTAGTACTACTACTGGACAATCTTCAAACACGTTAGATATCGGAAGCACACACGCTACAAACTACTCATGGAGACTTGTTAGGCTCGCAGACGATCCTAGCAATAACACAATTACAGCTGCTTACACTTCTGTAATTGTCGTTCCAAATCTTAATGAGTTTGTGGATAGCGCGTAATAGGAGCATATAGACAATGGCAATATCACGAGCACAGCTAGTTAAAGAACTAGAGCCTGGCCTAAATGCACTATTTGGGCTGGAATACAAGCGGTATGAAAATCAACATGCTGAAATATACGTTCAAGAATCTTCTGACAGAGCTTTCGAAGAGGAAGTTATGTTATCAGGATTTGCGAATGCTGATGTAAAAGCGGAAGGGCAAGGCATATCATATGACGAAGCTCAAGAAACTTTTACAGCACGTTACACTAATGAGACTATCGCTCTAGCATTTGCGATAACAGAAGAAGCTATCGAAGATAACCTCTACGATAGAATTGCTTCTCGTTATACAAAAGCTTTAGCAAGATCTATGAGCAATGCTAAAGAAGTAAAAGCAGTCAATCCATTAATTAATGGTCTACCATCTGGTAGCTTTAAAACTGGAGACGCTGTAACTTTATTTAGTACTGAGCACCCGACGATTGCAGGAGTATTTAGTAATACTTTAGCAACTGCGGCAGATCTTAATGAAACGTCAATGGAGCAAGCTTTAATAGACATTGCTAACATGACGGATGAACGAGGTCTTAAAATTGCTGCTAAAGGAGTGAAAATGATCATTCCTTCTAACACGCAATTTACTGCTGAAAGATTATTTAAATCTCAAGGCAGAGTGGGAACAGCTGATAATGATATCAATGCAACTAAATCTATGGGAATGATTCCTCAAGGATACAGAGTGAATAATTTCTTAACTGATACGGACGCATGGTATATTATTACAGACGTACCTAATGGTATGAAAATGTTCAATCGTGCCCCATTGACAACTGCAATGGAAGGCGATTTCGATACTGGAAACGTTAGATACAAAGCTAGAGAAAGATACGTCTTCGGATGTTCTGACCCTAGAGGTATTTACGGTTCACCAGGAGCGTAATAACATTAGAGATGAGGCCGCCTCAAAACGGCCTCATTTCGTTTATAAAGTAAGAAATTAGACCTATGAAAAACTTCCGAGTAAAAATTCACCATGACGGCTATTATGCTGATTTTAATGTAATGGCTGAAGACACTAAGGAAAGTGTTGAAAAATCAATCCTTGACAAACTAGGACAAAATAAGGTAAAACTGGAGAAAGATGGATTTACCCGTGGTAAATGGATAACCTATGAGGAGGTTAGAAATGACGGAAGACCTGTACATTACGAAACGGTCCTTGGAACTCGAGTGGCAAAACGAGCACCTGAAGGACGGGAAGCATAATATTCGGATGATTGAGATCAATAGACAAATCCAGGATGTTATCAAAGAAATCATTGCCAAAGAGTTTGAAGAAGATACTCTTCAAACTAAAATACACGACGCTAAGGCTGAAGTTTCGATAGCCACTTAAGCGCTATCAAAAATCAATTTTTACTACAAGATCGCTTGCGCCAAATTTAAATTTGGGGTATAGATGAATTACTATACAATTATTAATTAGATCTAGACGCGTATAGTCGACGGCCTAGAGACTAGATCTACATAATCTAGGAGGATTATAATCATGGCAACAACTACATTTTCTGGTCCAATTAAGGCTGGAACAATTAGAAATACAACTGGATCTACACTTGGCACAAATGTGGCAAATGTGGGTTCTTGTGTTATGTCTCAATCATCCGATACAGAGCTGACACATGCTACTACTACAGCGACAGCGCTAGGAATTATTATTCCTGCGAAAAGTCAAATCTTAAGCATGACTATTATAGTGGAATCGTTGTTTACTTCTTCAAGTACAACAACTATTTCAGTTGGTAATAGTTCTGGAGATGCTACTGATATTTCAGCAGCAGCTAGCGTAGGGGCAACAGCAACATCTGCGGTGATGAGCCCCGCAGCAGTGGATGTGTGGACAAACACAGGTACTTCTGATGTGGAACTCTATGGTATTACCATAGCTAACTCGGCTTCAGCTGGTAGTGCAAGAATTACAGTTCAATATGTTCATGCGAACAATTTAACTGCTAACTAATAAAATAATGTG